ACTTAACTATTTATATAGTAGAAATTGAAATTGTTGAACCTGGGACTATATTAAATCCCCTCTTATTCTTCACGTCTGCCAATGTAAAGTCTTTATATAAAGACATAGGCTGAGTAATTAAAAATTTTATTTTTTCTAATACTGCAAATCCAGGACCAAACACATTGGCAATGGATAAGTACACTGTTTGGATCGTCGACGTAGTCTCAACAACTCTTGTAGTTGCTATAACAACTGGACGATAAACCGGAATAACATTATTAGATGAAGTGAAGAAAGTACCAGGTTGTAACTTAGGTGATTTTAATTTCTTTACTTCTGCTTCACTAATTATAACGACTCCACCGAAGACAATGAATCCCGATGGATGCAATAGCTTTTTAACTGCGCCTTGCCATTGCTCATATGGCTTTTTAGTTTTAATAACATAAGAATAATCTTGATAGTAATAACTATCTTGAATATAGTTATAGTTTGATAAAAAGCTTCCTTTGTTTAAGTAACGATTCTCGCTCTCACTCCAATTTCCATCTGATAACTTCATCAAATCGACTCTTGGATAATACAATTCTATTTCATCACCATAAAGCAAATTAAACAAAGCTTCAAATGAAGGAATTGAACCCTTCGCTCTGTAAATGTCATTTATTTGTTTAAATAACTTACGCTTGTCTACATCTCTTAAGTTACCTGGAATAGTAGCTGCGTACTCTTCCTCTAAATACTTAATAAAGTCTTGATTTACTAAGTCGATGTTTCTGTATTCATTGAGTTGATTTATAACAGCTGCAGGAGATGTCTCATCTAACTGCATCCATTTAAAATACTCATTCATGAACTCAATAAACTTTGTATTCTCTCTCAGATGTTCTGGGAGAATGTTGTCTATAGAGAAATATTTAGGATTCTCTGTTTGAATTCTTTTTGTTGAATCGCTCATATATTACCTTATAGACGGCTTACTGTTGTATATCCAACACCAGCGTTAGAGCTTCCTGTTGCAATTGTATCTATGATAGGTGTTACAGTGACCTTTGTCATGTCGATCGACAATAGTTGTTCGCGCTTAGGCGCGATATCATCAGAAGCAGGTCTACATGTAAAACTAATTACTGTATCTGGCACAGCTGCTACTTGTAGAGAAGGTATCACGACCGAACCTGTGTCAGCTATCACATAACCAATCGCAGTATTCGTAACAACCTTTGTATTATTAACAATACGATATGATTGAAGTACATTAGTAGCACCTTCAGCCGCAAATGGATTAATATCATTTGGACCTAGTACACGATCTTCAATGAACTGAGTAACACCAGCTAAAGTAAAACCAGTTGATTTAATTACTGGCTCATTTGGATTATTGCGTGTGCCTAAGATTGGGCCAGAAAATTGTAGTTCATAACGCTTCTTAACGTCTAACACAGGAACCAAGCGTTTCTCCATATAGACACGAATTGTAGAGTTAAGAATACCAGTGTCTGATCTATCGATAGTACCTAATAACTTAGAGTGTCTAAATACACCGTCAAACTTTTCCAATATAGTATCATTATAGTTTGATATTGCATTCGTCACAACAGTTCTTAATTGTCCTGACGTAGAATCTGTTAAGTTTGGATTATATTTAAAGAATACATCTAAATACATGTATGTGTATTCTGGATCAACAATAACTGGTGTAATAGAAACCACATTTTTTCTACGAAGAATAGAATCTACGATGTATTGTTTTTCAGTATCGCTTAATGCTTCAGCAGTTTTTGGTTTAATACAAATATATGCTTTACCGTATTGAGGAGGATTATTTTCTTCTCCACCCCAAACTGCAATTGTCTCAATATCACCATAATTATTACTAATCATAGCTTTATAATCATCTGCTGTTACAGCTCGATTTTGAGAAATATAGGAAAGCGGCGCATTGAACTTAATAGAGTCAACGTCTTCTTTTGATGCTCCGCCCTTTGACTTTGTTAAGGTTACTATGTTAACGTTTGAGTTACCGTCAATCGTATCAGCCAAAACGAATGTAGTTGCTCCATTTGCTTCAGCTTGATTTGTGCTTAACCATTCTAATATTACAACATTTCCGCCTTGAAGTGCTTTGCCTACTATACCATCACCGAAATATACTTCATATTTTCCATCCAAACCTTCTTGTAAGAAATATACTTGTGATTCATCATTAATTGTAACTAAGTCTGTTGCTAAAGTGTAAACGGTTTGTAGTGTACTACCAGTGTTTTGTTTTATTTTTACGATTAGAGTGGAGATATCAACATTCTCGTCTGGAATCTCGAAATACATGCCTTTATCAAAAGAATCGATTACATACTCAATTTCTCTCAGAGTGCCTTCTTTTAATATTACGTTTGTAAATTCATAAACTCCATTAACTGGAACGATAGTCTTGCTTTCTAAGTTTACAAATGAGTATTGTTCATCATTAAGCGTAGTAGTAAAACGAACTCCGCGATCTAGTGTTAGTGTCGCTGGAGATCCGATAGGAGATGTCACTGCGATATCGACTTCAGCAAATGATGCAGTTGCTGATCTTGGAACATATGCGAGCATCTTAGCTAATGAAACTACGTTGTTTCTTCTTTCAGCACTATCTAAGAATACTTCATTAAGCGCCATGTTAGCATTCACAGCATTATAGTGTGTATTATATGCTAAGATGTCTAAAAGCACAGCCATACCTGACCCATCAAAGTCATAGTCGACAAATTTGCCTTTATCTTGCTGTGCCTTTAAGTAATTTTTGAAGTTTTCCCTGATTTGGAAAAAATCTAACTCTGTAACTCTTAGGTTAGATGCCATTATCGTAATCTCTCTAAAATTATTGTTGCGTTACCAACTTGTTCTGTTGCTATGACTTGAAATGTTATACTAACACTATATGAGTTATTATCAACTTCATCATTCACATTTACTTCTAATAAGTTGACTCTTGGTTCAAAGTTATTAATTGTGCGACTTATAGCTGTCTCAATGTCATGTATAGTAATAGGATCTGCTAGTTCAAACAATAGACCTCTAACTCCAGAACCTATTTCAGGTTGGAATGGTCTTTCTTGGAAATTAGTCAAAATTAAGTTTTTGACAGATCGCTTTATAGCTTCTATATCCCTCAATGGGTTTATGTCCCCAGTAACCGGATTTGGAGTGAAGCTTAAGTCTAAGTCAGCATTGACATAAGTCTTTGCTACTGTAGAAGCTTTTGCAACGAGTAAGTCTGATGGATTTTGTGTACGCATGATCCTATTTATTATGCCTTAAATACTTTTAGTGCTCTTTCAGCGTATTCTTGTCTTGTTTTTAATCCAAGATCTCCTCCATTAACCTTTTTAGTCACTGCAACAATATCAAATTGATCGGCTAGCGCATTTAAGTTTCTGGACTTCCAAAACCAACATGCAGTCTCTAAAGCTACAGCTTTATCGTCTGATACAAGATCTGGATTCTTCACCAAGCGATCATCTCCATAGATTTCTTTACTTGCACGTGTATAGTTCGCTCTACCAGTAAGTTGTTTTAGACCTCTACCACAGAAACGCGCACCATCACCAACTTGAATAGCATTTGTATTCAATTCTTTGCCTTTATAGTGAAAAGTACCATCCAAAGTGGCTTCATAGAGCCCTTGGAACGTTTTTTCAGGTGTGGCTAAGTATGGATTACACTCGTCGACTGACTTTAAACCAAGACGCTTCTGACAGATAGAAAAATACACTTTTGGGCTATATTTTGATGATTCTTTTAGTGCTGATAGATTTGCATTAGATTCTGCAACAATTTGACCTAAAAATACAGATACACGTTCAGGTGTTGTAATACCATATTTGGGCAAAACTGTATTCATAGCATCATACCACTCAGATGCTTTAGGACTTACAGCTTGTGCCAACTTATCTTTTGTAAACTTAAATGTAAACCCGCTAGAAGGGGGAGGAGTTGGCACTGGAACTGGATCTGGCTCAGGGTTTTTCTGAGGTGTTACTGGTGGTTTTGGTTTCTCCACTGGGGGAGATACCACAACGACTTCTACGACTTCTTCACGTTGAGTTGTAGGATTAACACGAACTTCTTCTTTAGTAGTAGTTGTTACTTCTACGTTTGGTACATCTTTACAAATTTCTGCAACAGCAGATTCAATTGATACATTATTAAGTGTTTCTTGAGCATTTTTAAACGCTGCACCAAATCCATCAACAGCGGCTCTCAATTCCGCGAATATATCTTTCTGGTCTGTGCCTTCAATACCAAATGGCTTTGGTATCTTAGCAATAATGTCATCTAAGTTATCAACAGCAGAACCAAACTTTTCTTTAATACTTTGAACTGCTGCTGTGTATTCTTCTGGCGACAAGGTTGGCAATTTAGCCAACTCTTCTTGCAAGTTAATAGAAGGAATCTGAGGAGCATTTATCTCAGATAACTTGTTTTTAATAGTATCTGCTAAAGAACCTAAGTCACCGATGCTATTAACACCTTCGCTTATCTTAGATTTTAAATCATCTATAGCAGCTTTTGCTTCATCTATCGCTGCATTTATTCCGCAAGTCTTATTTCCCATATTAGTTCAACTCTATCTTAGATGCTAACACTTTGAAATCTCCGCCAGCGTTGATATCAAATCTGCCAGAGACATTTATTGTCATGTTAGAATTACACGTTAATACCCAATCAGCTTGAGAGCCAAAATCTAAGCCATCCTTCGATAAAAACTGTTGTGTTGAATTTGTTGAAACAGCTTGAGCTCCATTTGAGAACATTGTATAAGTGTCTAAGTATACTTGATCAACTTTTCCAACTACGGTTAGTGATGATGTACCACCAATTGATTCAGTTTTATCAACATCAACTAATAACGTTTGATTTTTACCGACACGAGTTAAGAAATCTTGTGTGACGTTTAAGTTATAGTTACCTAGAATTTCTATTGAATCATTTCCGCTAATCTTAGTATTTCTATTACCAAGTACTTTTAAATTATAATCACCAGCTACTTCAACGTTATAATCACCCTTTACTAGTAAACGAGCGTCACCTTCAATAGTTACACTTTGATTACTGCGCACCAAAATGTTATCATCACCAATAATAATCTCATAATTATCACCTACTACTTTAAAAGAGCGCTTTCCATCAGGATATATCTCATAAAATGTTCCTGAAGGATGATATTCTACTATTCTAGTCGCTCCAGGTGTGTCGTCGTGCTCTCTGACGATTCCAGTTTCACTCTCGAACACATGAACGAATGGATATTGACCACCGATGCCTTCTCGCGGATCTGGTTCGTCCCAAGTCTCACGTTCTGCTTCTCCAACGCTCTCCGCATCTTGAACAGTCGTATTCAAAGTCGGTTTTGTTGACTTTTCTATGCCTTTTACTGTTGAAAGATTACGAGTAACGTAAGATTCGTGATCTGTCCACTTATCTCGAGCTACATAACTCACATCCGAGTCATTTAACCACTTTGGATACTTGTTTTCAGTGTCTTTGAACGCATTTTTTTCGCTATTTGGTTGAGTTGGATAACCATGTATAGATCCAAGTATGACTGGATCTTGCATATTCTCGCCATCAGCGAAAAAACCAACTACCCAAGAGCCTTCAACGAGTCCAGTCGGACTCCAACCTACTCCCGATATCGATGCAGACGTTACTGGCATCATCACGTGGGCCCAAGGCAACGAATTTACACTAATTTTTGCTTGGTCGTCAGCATGTAGACCAAAAATACGCACACGAACGCGCCCAAGCTGTTGTGGATCTTGTCGGTCTTCAACGACACCAGTAAACCAATGCATCAAATTCTTCATTAACGCTTCTTCACTTTCTTGCCAAGAGAATCTCTGACAGCATCAAATACAGTAACAAACTTTCCTGATGCCATTTTGTGGTGAGTGTTCAACACCAAGTATTTTCCAGAGATATATTCATTTTCATCTTTACTATTACCGTATACCATTGGCTTAGTTTTATCAACAGAGAAGTCAATAATTTTTCCAGGACATAAATCAATGCGACCACGAACTGCTAAATTCATCTTGTTCATCGTCAATTGATATATGAATGGATCAGTTTCTAACTTTGTAAACTCTACTTCATTATTATAGTTGTTTAGTTGATTTTGACCAAATGCTAAAGTGTTCTTATTCACAACATGATGATAAGAATCGTACTCATTAATTCCTCTATTTTGTACTTTGAAATTAGAGTTTAAGAATTCTTTTTTATCTAAGTGATCTTTTTTCTTAAAATCTTGCAAGTAATCATACTTTACAAATTTATATGTTTTAGTTGCAATATCAATAGTCCACATACCTGCACCAAAAGTACCACGAAGTATGTTTTTATGTGTATTACCAAAGTCTCTTAAGTCATATTCAAAAGCAACGTTATATGATGCTGCTTGGTTTTCAGCGTCACTTTCAGCAGTTGTGCCACCCTTATGAACAAAGCTGTTATAAACGGGTTTTTTAAACATTGATTCATAAGATTCAAATATAAAACCATCTTGAACAGTCTCATAAAATGCAAAAGGCATTTTCTTAGGCGATATTGCTCTACGCGATAACCAATCAATTGCTTGGAATGGATTCCAGTTAGGAACTACGACACCATAATTTCCGCTTGCTTTTTCTTTTTTCTTTATTTTGCTCTTCAAATAATCTTTTACAATTTGTTCAATCGTATCATCAATAGTACCACTAAACGACTGTGATACGAGTAATAAATCATTCATCATCTGCTCTGGCGTTATGAGCTTTAAAATATACATCGCAGATTGGTTGTTTGCTTTAATAAAATTGGACATGCCACCAACATAGAATGTACGAGATATTAAGTTATTACCTTCTAATACTTCTAATTGTATCTTTTCTTGTCCAATTATTGGTGTAGACTCCATAAAGTTGGAAGAATCAACAATAGTCAATTCAACTTTAATATATGGAGATAACAAAGATTCGTAAATATCGATACCAGCAATAAGATCTTTAAACTCTACTACTTCACCAGTAGAAGATGTAATCTTTGCGCTGTTTATCGAATAGTCTAATCTACCTAAAGCGGCCATTATTCAACTTCTGGATTAATTTGATTGAAAAATTCTTCTGATACACGTGTTATGTACTGAGGACGAATTACTTTAATTTCTGACTTCAGTTCATTTTGTTCGAGCTCATACTCTAAATACGTCACTGGTGTTGCACCAATTTTACCTTTATCTGTGCCATTACCATCACCATCTACGTAGTATTTAGTAGCGTTGTAAAACTCTGTTTGAATAGTAATCGTACATGTATTGCCGCTAGTTTGGCCGATTATAATTTCATTTGGACTAAACTCTCCTTCCAAGTCTGCTATTCTGAGTGTATTTGTATTTGTGTCTTTAGAAATTAATTTTGCTGTAGCGCCTGAAACTAAACCTTGTACTATTTCATCTTGTACAAATTTAGTTGCAATATTTTCATTGGTCTTCAACACATAACCATCGTATTTTATTGCAACATAATCTTGTATTTCTTTACGTGATAATGGCCAATCAGTGTGAATGTTTGTCAAGTTTTCGTTGACCATGAAGAACACCCAATAATAATCTGGTGTGCCGTATAACTTTTGAGACACATGATCTGGTCTCTCGCCGTCTTGTATAGTATATTTTGTGTAAAGTAAGATGTCGTCTTTTAAACTTTGCTTAGGTCTTACTGTTCTAAATATGTCAACGACTTCAGTTGTATGTGTTTCTTCTTCAATCTGATATTGAATCGTTGGAAATCCTTGGAAGTAATATGACATATTAGTATCCCTTCATGATCAGCGCACGGTTGAGTGCTTTGGATTCTTGGAAAGTCAATTGTAAATCAACTTCTGAAGGCATGCCATCTTCAAAGAATGTTGGAGTGTTAGTATTATATGTTACTGTAACAGATGTTAAGTAT